CTTTGGCAAAAGATAAAAGCAGGAGAACTTAAAGGGCTTTCAATAGAAGGATACTTTACTAATAAATTTGAATCTATGCAAAAAGAAACCCCAACTGACGAGCAAATACTTTCAGCGTTAAATGAAATAATAAAAGAAAATCAAATAAATAAATAACTATTCTATTATATTAAAAAAGAACCTATGGACTTAAAAGAACAAATACTAGTAGCACTTGGCTTAAACAAAGCCGAAGAAGAAATCAAATTAGCTTGGCAATCTAAAAGCGAAGATGGTACTATTTTCGTTTCTACTGCTGAAGAATTAGCTGAATCAGTTGACATCTCCGTTTTAACAGAAGACGGCACGACTATCCCTTTACCAATCGGAACTTATAAGACCGAAGACGGCGTATCTTTTAGAGTAGAAGAAGAAGGTGTAGTTGCTGAAGTTATGGAATCTGAAACTGAAGAAGAAGTAGAGGCAGAAGAAGAAAAAGAAGAAATGGCAAAAGAAGATGAAGACAACTACGAAGAAGAAGCAGACGTTGCAGATTGGAAAGGTATGGAGAAAAGAATCCAGAACTTAGAAGACGCAGTAGCTTCTTTAAAAGAAGAAAAAGTTGGTGGTGATGACGAAGTAGAAGAAATGGCTGAAGAAGTAATAGAGCCTTCTACAAACCCAAGAACCAAAACAACTAAAACAACAGAGACAATTGAATTTTCAGCAGAAGAAGAAATTGAAAAATTAAAATCTGAAAATGAAAAACTTAAAACGGAATTAGCAGAATCACCTGCTGACGCACCAATTAACACAAATAAATTTAGTTCAGACAATAAAGTTTCTTTATCTAAAAAAGAATTTTCAAAACTGACTAAACAAGAAAAGTATTTTTACGAATTATATAAATAAAATATTAACAATAAAATAATTAAAACATGGCTTTAGCAACAACAAGTAACTATGCAGGAAAAGCGGCTGGATTTTACATCTCAGCAGCATTACGTCAAGCAAACTCTATGGAGTTTTTGACAATGATAGAAAATATCAAGTATAAGAGTAACATTCAGAAAATGGCAGGTGCAAATATGGTAAAAGATGCAACGTGTGATTTTAACGAAGCAGGTACATTAACAATGACGGAAGCGGTACTTACTCCAAAAAATCTACAAGTAAATACAGATTTATGTAAATCTACACTTTTAGATTCTTGGGAAGCAGCACAAATGAGAGCAGGAGCAGGAGCACCACCTCCAGCATCTTTTGATGATTACGTTATTTCTTACATTGGTGAGATTATTGCAAACGCAACAGAAGTTTCTTTATGGACAGGAAACGACGCAACAGCAGGAGAATTTACTGGATTCGTAGGTGGAGGTGTTGGACACTTAGTAACAGACGGAACAGTAGTTGATGTAGCAAATGCAGCTGGAGCAGGTACTGCTTATACTGACGCCAACATTATAGCTAATTTACAAGCGTGTGTAGCAGCTATCTTACCAACAGTTTACACAAAAGATGATTTGTATATCTATATGAGTCCTAAGACTTGGAGATTATACATATCAGCAGTTTCAGCTTTAACTTCTTTTCCTTTTGCAAATATGAACGAAGATTACACAAAAGTATTTGAAGGAATACGTTTGGCTGTTTGTAATGGAATGAAAGATGATGTATTAGTTGCAGCAGAAAGATCAAATTTATTCTTTGGGACTGACTTACTTTCAGACCAAACAAGAATCCAAATGTTAGATATGGCTAATCTTGACGGATCTGACAATATGAGAGTGGTAGCAAGATATTCAGGAGGTACGCAAGTAGGTATCGGTGCTGACGTTGTTCTTGTATCGTAAATAACTTAATTAATAGAAGCAGGGGTGTAAAAACCCTTGCTCCTTTAACCTTTAAAACATAAAAAAATATGGCATGTACAGCATTAAGTAAGGGAAGAGGACTTGATTGTAATAGAATTTCAGGTGGAGTTAAGTTTGTTTATTTTTCTGTTTATGATAGTTTCGCGAGAGCAGATTGGTCATATGATAGTACGCATCCTTTAGAGATTGATACTATTAACTTTCAAACGTCTACAATTTTCAGATACACTATGCCTCTTGGCGTGGCTTCAGTAACTGATACAATTACAGGTTCTCGTGAAAACGGAACTATTTTTTACACACCGACTGTAAATATTATACTAAACAGACTTACAAAAGAAGATCAAAATCAAATTAAATTATTAGGTCAAACTAAATTAAGAATTTTTGTTCAATTAAATCAAACACATCCATCAACTGGTAATGATGTTATTCTTTGTTTAGGAATGATTAACGGTATGGAATTAAATGCAGGAACTATGGATAGTGGTGCAGCATTTGGAGACAGAAATGGATACACTTTAACCTTCGACGGTTTAGAGCCAGAACCATTTGCTATGCTAGAAGATGTTGCGGCAGGTGGCGCACCGTTTTCTAACGCAGGTATATCAGGACTTACAATTGATACTGATTAATTTTAAAAAACACAATTATTAGTTTTTAAATATTTCTAGAGAAGAGTGGCTTAAATGTCACTCTTTTCTTTTATAAGGCAAATAAAATCAGTCTTTTTCTATTATATAGTATATGATACAAGGATTTACACAAACCGACATAACTGCTTACTTACAAACTGAGGACAATAGAATAAATACTGCTGTTGCATCTTCTAACATTAGGCACTTATTTAAGTTTACAAATGATGTAAATGGAAATGTAGTTTATGCTTATGCAAAGACTGAAACAATATATGATAGGTATACTTATTTTTTGTTTGATTATGCTACAAGTCCTGATATGTTTGCAGGTCAAATAAAACTTAATCCAGCAGGATATTGGAAATATGAGGTTTATGAGGTTAGTTGGGTTGCAGCACCTTCTTTAGTATCAGGAAGAGCGCCAGAAACAGAATTGGCGGTATTAACACCAGCAGCAAGTACAAGAGGGGTTGTGCAAGGGCTTGTAACAAAAGGAAAAATGTATATAGATGAAAAGTCAGGAACAGAAGAAGTATCATATATACAAAGTGCAAAGAGTGTGCAAACATTAACTATAAAATATGGTGGCGCAGGTTATACGTCAGCACCAACCTTGACAATAGTTGGAGACAATATAACACAAGCAACAGCAACAGCAACAGTAGCTGGAGGTGTGGTTAATGCAGTAACAATAACAAATGCTGGAAATGGCTATACAGAGAACCCTACTGTTACTGTATCAGGTGGGGGGGCTACTTTAGATGCAAGTATTACAGCAAGTATAGAAGAAACAAATTATATATATTACGGACAATAAAATAAAAAAAAATGGCAATAGAAAACGTACAACAATTATTAACTGAGCAATTAGGTAAAAATGCAGGCACATTAGTTTTTGACTCATCAAGTGGAGCTTTAACAAGTAAGAATTTTTACTGTGTTTACTTTCCAGTAACTAGTACTATAACAGCCTTAGGGGCAAATAATGTCACAGATGCTACTAAGTTACAAGTCGAGGTCCCTGCTGGCACATCGCTTTTTATGAATATCACCTCTATTACTATCTCAGGAGGTGTTGGAATAGGATATACAGAATAATATGTTATCATTAAAACAAGGGTTAAGTTTATCATCAATTAAAGGAGGGAGTGCTGCTGCATGGTCACCTACTGATGAATCAAGTCTACAAGCATGGTTTCAAAGAGGTGTTGGTATTGAATTAAATGGTTCAGATGTTAGTCAATGGGGCGATAGTTCTACAAATAACAACCATGCAATACAAACTGATTCGGTCCAACAACCAGCTTATTCAAATGGGGTTTTAACTTTTGTAAATGCAGACAACAATAATTTAGACTTAACATCACGAATATCATTTACAGGTGAATTCACTATAGGTTTCAAGGCTAACCCATCAATTGCAAATATTTGTATTATTGGTGATACTGGTGCTGGCACTTCATTTGATGAGTTTTTAAAATATACTTTATTAACCAGATTGTCTATAAAAATAGATGGTTCAGTAAAGCATTTAAACTTAGATAGTGGTACATTTGGCGATGATTATATTGTAATTACAAGAGATAGTTCAGATGTTGTTAAGTTGCACAAAAATGGCGTTTTACAAGCAGACACAGCAACAGCATCAGGAACAGCAGACATAAATGTAATAGGTAACAGAGATGGTTCAAGAAACGCATTTACAGGAACTATGGAAGAGTTTCAATTTTACAGTGATACAAGTACTACATTAACAGCTAATGTAAACGCTAGGTTAGCTAGTATATAAAATAAAAAAACATGAAAGACAATATCATCTCAATTAATCTCGAAACAGCAACAGCACCAATAGTGCAAGAAGTTAGAGGTAAAGATTATATAGAATACGGAACGGATAATTGGAAAAACTTATATCCACAATTCCTCATAGATCTTTATTATAATTCTTCAACTCACGCTGCGATCGTAAACGCTACTGCGGAAATGATCGGTGGGAAAGACCTGATTGTTTCTGATGAAGATACTAATTTAGACGCTTACGTAAGATTAAAGAAATTTCTAAGAAGTGCAAACTCTAAAGAATCTTTACATCAAGTAATTAAAAAGGTTGCTTTTGACTTTAAATTACAAGGTGCTTACGCTTTGCATATTATATGGAATCGTGAAAGAACTCAAATCGCTGAGGTGTATCATGTGCCTGTTGAGAGGGTGAGAGCAGGAAGACCTAATGAGATGGGGCAAGTAGACACTTATTTTATTTCGGCAGATTGGGGAAATACAAGAACACACAAACCTTATCCTATTTCGGCTTTTAATAGAAACGACAGAACAGCAACAAGTCAGTTATTATACGCAGGTTCTTATAGTCCTAATATGGATATATACCATACACCAGACTACATTGCTGCAAACAACTGGGCTTTAGTAGATCAAAAGGTTGCTGAGTTCCATCTTAATAATATAGAGAACGGATTTAGTGGCTCATACTTTGTGAGTTTTGCGAATGGTATACCAACACAAGAAGAACGTTTTCAAATTGAACAAAGTCTTACTGAAAAATTCACTGGGGCATCCAATAGTGGTAAATTTATTTTAAGTTTCTCAGAGGATCGTACTAGAATACCTGAAATAACACCTATAAGCGTATCTGATGCCGATAAGCAATATTTGGCATTGCAAGAGCTACTTGTTCAAAATATTCTTACAGGGCATCGTGTAACAAGCCCTATGCTAATGGGTATTAAAAACGACACAGGATTAGGATCAAATGTTGACGAACTTAATTCAGCCTTTAATTTTTATTTAAATACAGTAATTATTCCGTTTCAACTAAATATCAAAAACACCTTACAAACTATATTCTCAGTAAACGATATGGATTTACCTGTTGATTTTGTACAGTTAAAACCAATTACTTTAGAATTTACGTCAGAAGACTTAAAAGGAATTCTTACAGAAGATGAATTGAGAGAGGAGATGGGGCTTAAACCATTAAATGTTGAAGTAAGGGAAGATTTTAGCAAAGTGGGGATGATTGACGGAAAGCCTGTTTTTAGCACAATAGAAGAGGCTGAGGCTCACGCAAAGACTTTAGGGTGTAGTGGGTATCACGAACACGAATACGACGGCAGAACGGCTTATATGGCTTGTGAGGGGCATGCAGAGGCTACTGAGCTTTCTAAATTTATTGATGAATCTGGGGAAGACATACCAGAAGACTGGGAACTAGTAGAAGAAGAAATAGTAGATGGAGAGCACCAAGACTTTGACTTTGAAGAAGTTTTGAATGATGCAGCTAGTGAAAAATTAGAATTAGCAAGTACTGGTAGGGCTTTGCCTGATAGAAAGTCTGAACAAGATGGTGTTTCTAAAAAAACTTACGATTACTTTAGGGTAAGATATGTATATGAAAATGATAATTTTTTAACTAATAAGTCAGGAACTAAAAGAGATTTTTGCAGACAAATGATGGGGGCTAAGAAGATGTATCGTAAAGAAGATATTTTAGCAATGACTAATAAAGCTGTTAATCCTGGTTTTGGACCTAAAGGGAGTAATAAATATTCAATCTGGCTATACAAAGGAGGGCCTCAATGTTTCCATTTTTGGACTAGAAGAATATTTAAAACAGTAATTGGAGAATCTAAAACGACCAAAATAGAAGATGCTGATTTAATTGGCTATACTAAAGCTAGATCAGAAGGGTTTACAGCTAAAAAGAACGATAGGCTTGTGGCTATACCACCAAGAAGAATGAAAAATAACGGATATTACAATTAATTATGGCATACGTACTATTTATATCAGAACAAAAATTAAAAGAATCTACTGCAATTAATTTAAATGTAGACACCGAATTGCTTTTACCTTATGTAAGGCAAGCACAAAAACTCTATGTAGAGCCTAAACTTGGTACAGATTTAAATCAAAAGCTAAAAGATTTAATTACAGCAGGAACAATTGGTGATGTTGCTAATGCAGCTTACAAAACTTTATTAGAAGACTATATTGGCGACATGTTGCCAAACTGGGCGTTTTATCATGCCGTACCATTTTTACGTTTTAAGATTGAGAATGGTAATATTTATTCTAAAACATCCGAAACTGGAACAGCTCTTTCAACGGAAGAGGCACAACATCTTCGTGAAGAAATCAGAAACACATCTGAATATTACACAGAACGTATGATTGAATATGTTAGAAATAACACGTCAAGCTTTCCAGAATACTCTACTAATTCAGGGGCTGATGTTTCTCCAGATAGCAATGCATATTATAATGGTATGAACCTTGAAAGACCAATGAATCAAGGAACTAAACTTACATTGAGAGATTTTTTAACTCCTGATTTAACATAATGAAGAAACACTATAAACCAAAATTAATAAACATAACAAAGCTAAAATCCTACTTGGATAAAAAGCCTAATACAAAAAACAATGACAGACCTAAGAGATACAGTACAAGTAGGGCTAGCTAACGGATCAGCAATTGGTTTTAGCATTACTGATTGCAACGAATACCTAACGCTAATTTCACTTATTCTAGCGATAAGTTTCACTATTTATAAATTCATAAAATTTAAGAAATGAGAAAACTAATATGCAATCTTATATATAAATTAACAGGGCAAACATATTGTCTTAAGTGGTGTGGTAATTGTAGCTTCAAAGGTTGCAAATGAAGAAGACTAAGCTAAATAGCACAAACCCAAAGTATAACAAAAACAAAGATAATGTGGTTAAAATGCGTCAAGAATTTGTTAAAGAAGTTAAAGGCTGCAAAATCTATAAAACCTACTATCTCTAATCTTGTTGAACCAAACAGCAACACTTTGAATTTAAAATACTTTACTCTTTCTGAGTTTGACAGTCCAGACCAACCAGGCTCTGGTTCAAATATGGATCATAAATTTTTAGAAAAATTAGACTATGCTAGAGGAAATGCTGGTATACCTTTTAAGATAAATGCTGGTTATAGAACAAAAGAATGGAATTTGAAAATAGGAGGACGAGTAGGCTCTAGCCATCAATATGGAGTTGCGTGTGATATTCATTGCAATGGAAGTAGGCCTAGAGCATTGATAATCACAGCATTACTAGAAGTAGGCATTACAAGAATAGGAATAGGTAAGACTTTTATACATTGTGATGTTGACAACAAAAAAGACCAAGATGTTTTTTGGCTTTACAAATAAGTAACTTTACTAAATTAATTTAATAATCAAAAACAAATAATTATGGGAAATTGGATTTTAATTCAAACATTAAAAAAAGCACTAGCAAGTCGTAAGTTTCTTTATACTGCTGTTGGTGTAATTGTTCAACTTTTAAGCGACAATTGGGGTATAAACCCTGAGACATCTCAAAACATATTATATGGAGTTATAGCGCTTGTATTAGGTCAAGGATGGGCAGATGCTTCAAAAAAATAATAGATACAGACTAAAACCGCATGAAATTGTGGCATTAGAAAAAATGAGGGCAAACGAAAGGAGAAAGCTTATCATACCAGATTTGCATGCTCCATTCGTTGAGCCTGGTTTTTTTGAACATTGTCGAGACATTTATCACAAATGGAATTGCAATTCCGTACACTTCACTGGTGATCTTTTGGACAACTCATTTTCCAGTTTTCACGAGATAGCTCCTGACGGTAAAAGTGCAGGGGATGAACTTGCTTTAGCAATAGAGCAAATTAAACCTTTTTGGGAAGAATGGAAAGAAGCGACTATTTGTATTGGTAATCATGATGCTATTATTAGCAGAAAGCTTGTGGCCTCAGGACTATCTCAAGCGTGGCTAAAGGATTTTAATGACGTTCTTGGTACTCCAGGA